ACGCATTGAGCCGTTTAGTGTACCAACAAACTTAGTGTTAGTTGGAGCTTCAAATGAACCTTCAGTTGTACGAGCGAAAGCTGAAGTAGTTGCGCTCTGTAGAACAGTTAGAACAGTTGGGCTTACTACAGTCCAGTTACCAGCACCGCGACGTGTGCGCTGAGCGATCTGGTTAGCAGCACGATTGATTAGAACAGCTAGAGCAGCATGTTCGTCACCAACGAATGTTGCAGTACCACTTACAGTTGCCTGATTGAATGTGTATTCAGTTGCAGCAAGAGCACGTAGGCTGTATAGGATTTCCTGATCGATTTCAGCAGTAATTTCCTGAGCAAGTGCTGCCATGATTTCTGCTTCGATATCAAGACCATGCATTGCCTGTGCATCCTGAGCAGCTTCAAAAGTCCAGCGAGCTGATAGCTTGCGAGTCTTTGCTTCTACTGGTTGCTTTAAGATCTGCACGTTCAAACGACGACCTGGAACACCTTCCATTGATCCTGTAGTACCTGCACGACCATTACCATCAACACCAGTTGGTGAACCGGAATAGCCAGATGCAATCTTGAATGGGCTAAGGGCTTCGTCACCGATAGCAGTATTAGTTCCATATTGATTTGATCCAGTGCTTGTGAAGCCATCGGCATAACGAACACGTAGAGTATGGATCTGTGCTACTGGACCTGTCATTGGCTGTACACCAACGATTTCGTTGGCAATAACAGTTGGCATAACACGTCGAATAACGGGTAGGATAACACGATTAAGTGTTGCTACGCTACCTGCACTGGTACCACCAGCAGTTGCTGATTCAGTTAGATAACGCTTAGTATTTTCGAGCACTGTGCTCATTGTAGTCTTGCGTGTGCCGGTTAGACCTTCTAGCAAAGCCTGCTTTGTCTCACCCCAACGTCCTTCTAGTAATTCTTGTGACATTTTTAAATTTCTCCAATTTTTAGTTAGTTAGACCTGCCAAACGACGAATGTCGAAGACATTGTTCGAAGTCTGATCAGTTTTAGTTGCTCTATCTCCAGTTACTTCTGTTTTCGACTCTGCAATCACAGTCTTCTGTGGAGCAGATGCCTTACCATCCATTACAGGGGAAAGATATTTCTTAAATGCGGCCTCGAGGCGATCTGTTGGAGTTGACTCCAAGAGCTGCTTCATGACGTTGGCCTTGTCTTTGCTGAGTGGCTTCATTAGCTCTTCAATCTTGTTCTTACGCTCGATTGATTCATTAATACGCTTAACCTCAGTTGCTTTAGCGTTAGCCTTAGCTTCAGCTAATTCTGTTGCGTTACGTGCTTCTGAAAGTTGACGCTCCATTCTTGCGATGAAACTCTGCATCTTCTTAATTTCAGCACGTTCGTTAAGATGTGTTGATGTAAATTCAGTTGCAAATGCTTCGAAGATTCTACGTCCGAAGTTGTTTTCCTTTGCTTCCTGAATGTCTTCTTTTAATTGCTTGAGTTCTGTACGTAGAGTATTATCAGTGGCTGTCTGTACAAGAATTGATGCTCTCTTAATGAATGACTCACTAAGTGCCTTCAACTTTGTCTTGCCTTCTACAACAAGCTGTACCTTTGCACGAGCTAAATCTGCCTTATCTTCAGCAAACTCAACAATCTCCTTGCGGAGACCTTCTGTTACATATGCATCTAGCTTAGATGTAGCTACTTTAATTGCAGCACGATCAGCATGAAGTTCTGAAATTTCTTTAGCAAGACTTTCATTTAAGAAGTCTTCGAAACTTGCAGCCTTAGCCATCATTGACTGTGTAAATCTTACACGGTCTTCTGCAATTGCAGCACGTTCAGCAGCAATCTTTTCGACTTCTGCTGTTAGGGATTCTGATACCATACGATCGAGAGCCTCAACCATTGTTGACTTATCGTGCTCATAACGATTAGCCATTTCTTCACGGATTTCTGCACGAATAGCATCACGAGCTTCGTCTAACTTGGTTACCCAAGCAGTCTCTAGAACTTCGCGAGTTTCTTCGTTCAGGATACCGTTGTCAATTAATGGTTTTAGTGCTTCGAACATTTAATTCTCCTGAAACTTATCTTATCTTTAATTCGTTGATTAATCTTGCAACTTCTGAAGCAAGATACTTCTGTGCTTGTCGATCACCATTTAGATCTTTTGCCATTTCTAGTACACGGTGTCCACCCTTCATGTTCATGAGACCCTCATAAACTGCTGTTGGATAAGCACTTGGTGCGCTTGGCTGTGCTACAATATCTACTGTCACGATATCGAAGTTGCTAACTGTGCCTGAGCTTTCGTTAACATCTCCGCTACCGCGACTGCTTACTCCTAGCTTAACGCCGGAGATTATCATCACACTTACAATCTTACCCATTGGTGTGGGTAATATTTTCATCTTGCCACAGCCTTTAGAACCATCTAACCACATCTCTGTGATCATATGACTTACACGATCTAAATTAATACGCAGATTAGTTGGATGATCAACTTCACCTAGCACAGAATAACCTTTAGTAATCTGCTCATTTAAATTTTGTACTGCTCTGGCAATTTCATTCGGGGGGTAAACACGCTGGTTGGCGTTTTTTACCCCACCTTCAATGAAGATACCTTTCATATACAAGTCTTTGCCTTCGTTGGCCTTTATTGTTTCCATTTGGGCCTGATCAAAGCTTAGACTTTCTGTTAAAAAAGGCTTCATATTCTTTCCTTATTACTTCAAGTTAATCGAAGTCTTGTTAGTTCCAGCTGGTTCGCTGTTACCTGGCTTCTTAGCACCTGAGAAAGTCTTACCAGCGTTTGCACCTGGTACGTTTTCAAAACTGCCTGCACCCTTTAGCTTGCCTTCGCCCTTAGTATAGTTGTTGCTTGGCTTGCTGTACTGCTTTCCGTCTGGATCAGCATTTGTGCCGCCCTGAACTAGATTCTTTGAAGTACCGCCCATGTCGTTCTTACCAGCTACAGTCGACTTGCTGTTAGTTGAACCACCAATTGAACCAGCGCCTACGCCCTGACCTTCAGTGTTACCAGGTGTTGCAACCTTTTCAACATACTCACGCATTACGCCTTCTTCTGGCATATCACCCATGCCGCCGGGCATTCCGCCGCCCATGCCGCCGTCCATGCCATCCATGCCATCCATGCCGTCATCCATGCCGCCATTGCCCATTAGCTTTTCAAATTCAGCCTTTAGGTCGTCAAGTGCATCTTCAAGGTCAACTACACGATCTTCCATGTCGTCGCCGCCGCCCATGCCATCCATGTCGTCGCCGCCAAAATCGTCGCCCATTTCGCCGTCTTCTTCACCTTCGGCGCCTTCTTCGTCGCCCATGCCTTCTTCGTCTGCTTCGATATCGCGCAGCTGGTCGTCAGTCGTATCCATTGACTGATCTTCATCGTCGGCTTCTTCCATGTCGTCCTGCATTTCTTCAGCAACGAGTTCATTATAAATTTCACGTGACTTCTCAACAACTACGTTGTGAAAAAGCTCATTTGCCTTTTCAGTCTCATCATTGATGATGTATTCAATCAATTGTTCAAACTTATTTCGCATGTATATCTCCTACAAGGTTATTCTATGCTGTGAAGTTATTTACAGCGTAGTTAATTATAATGGTTTAAATAGGGTTATTTTGAATGATTTGGCAAAGTTAATGTATTAGACTGCTGGCGCAGCAGTTTGGCCATACATTAACTTAACTCTTTCTAACTTTTCTTTCTGCTCAAGTGTACGCTGATCATTCATTTTACGTATTTGATTAATCTGAGCTAAAGTTAAACGTGTCTTTCGTAGGTCCTCGATCTTCTGCTGGCTTTTGTCGCTGGCTAGCTCTTGGTAACCTTTTTTATATTCAGCGAACATTTCATTCAGAAACATATTAGTAAACCTCACGTCTATTTATTACTGAGCTAAAGATCCTTCGGCACCGCCTGCAGGAGCAGATACTGGTGCAGGAGTTCCACCTGGTCCACCTGGAGCACCCATTCCTGGAACTTCTTCAGCTCCTGGTGGCATGCCTGTATCATCAGCTTCTAGATCACCAATTGTATCTAGATCGCCGGTAATACCACCAGGAGTAATACCAACACTACGCATGTCAGCACCACTTGGTTGTGAAAGCTCGCCTGTTCCCTTCTCTTCATGCCACATCTTTTCATTCTCAGCCATTTCCATCTCAGTGAGACCAAGATACTTCTTAAGCATGAAACGCTTGCTTAAGAATTCAGTATCTCTAATGCCTGTAAATGAAGTAATACGCTGTGCATTAAGTTCAATTTCACGATATGCGGCAAAGTTTTGAGGTTCTGTAAAACGTACTTCAAACAAACTATTATCTAAATTAAAGCCACGCCATTTTAAAAATAACTTAAATTCTTTGTCAAACTTAACTGAAATATATTTCTGTAAACGCTTGCAGTACTCGTTAAAACGATACTCCTGAATGAGAGCAGTTGTTACTTTACCATCAGTATAAGCACGATCACTTTCTTCTGCACCAGTTGGCAAATAGCTACTGGGAATACGTAGACCACGGTATAATTTATTTTGGAAGTACTTTAAGTCGTCAATCTCACCTAGATTTTGTCCACCTGGTAAAACTTCAACACTGGATCCACGGCCATCTGCACTCTGTGGGAAGAAGTAATCTTCATTGATGCTTAATGGATTATAGCTTGCATCCATCATATTCTGCCCGCCGCCACTTTGTGTTGGAATACGACGCTGATGAATTTCATTTTTAACACGCTCTAGGAAACTCATCTGCATGTGCGCTGGCATGTTACCAACGTCAATCTTAAACACACGACGTTCCGGAGCACGTTGTACACGATAAATTAATAGTGAATCTTCCAACAATTCTTTCTGCTTAAACACTTTAAAAATGCTTTCAAGTATGCTTACACCAAATGGCCAGTTAACGTCGAGCCCTTCAGTTAAACTACAATGCACAATGTTTTCAGCATCAACTGGAAATTCATTTGTGCCAACACCAAAACGACTGTTGGCACTAAACATTTCACCACCGCCGCCCTGAGTACCTCTGCTGCCACCCATAGTTGGAGCAAAAGCAAAGTTACCCTGACCTTGAGCACCTGTTGGCTTAGTAATTGTACTGTTCTGCAAGTTTGGTTGCAGATCTCTAATGTAATAAATTTCTGGTACTTTACCTTCACTCTCGTTAACAATTACCTTGCTAACTCGATTCATTTCAGTCCAGTACCACTTGTATGTTTCTGGATCACGAACAAATATTTGATCGCCATACTTGAGTGTGTTACGGAAAATCTTAAAGATACGCTGATCAAATTCATTTAAGCTGTACCAACTAGTAAGCTGCTCTTTAAGAATTGCAATTTCGTTTTCAGTTGCTTCTTCGTTAAAATGAAATGTAAATGCTGTTTTAGTTTCTTCAGTTGTTTGTGTGCAGAATTCAGCTAGAATATCAAGTGCGGAGTTTACTTCACTATCAAGGTCCATGTTCTCATATTGTGTATAACGATCAACGCGATTTGGATGTCCACTATAAACATCTGGAAGCATTGACTGATAGTTTTTAAAAGCAAATTGTGCTTGACTATCAAGATACCCAAAGCTATAGTTTGCAGTAGAACCATTAACTGGACTCATACTACCATCTGTTACGACACGAAAATGTTTCTTCCAAGACATGCTGATATTCCTATTATGTATTTACTTTATTGTTGGCCTTGAAGTTGTTTTCTTGTATTACTTGCAGTTGATCCAGAATGAGAAGAGATATCATCAAGCAACCCAACTGCTCTACCAAACTGTGCCGCAAGCTTTTCAATTGCTGCAACAACATCGTCTGTTGTTGATTTACTAGGTGTTGCAGTTAAAGCATTAACAGCAGCAGCTTTTGCTTTGTCAGCTTCTGCAACTATTTCTGTAATTTTAGCATTTAAATCTGATGGAACTTGAGGATTGTTAGGAGCAACATTCTGCGTAGGCAGCATACCAGTGCGAGTTATATCTGCTTCTCTTGCAGCAACTTCTTTAACTCTATTAGCAAAAGTGTTTTTAATTTCTTCAAGTACCTGCGGACTAGCAGTCGATCCCGTTAATACCGCACTTGCCATCTCTGCACGGGGAGGTTCGTAGTTAGGATTAGATGGGTTAGATGGATCAAGTGCAGCAGCAACTGGTTCTACTTTAGTTGAAACATAATTAGGATTAGATGGGTTAGATGAATCAGGTTCAACAACAACTGGTTCTACCTTAGATGACACATAATTAGGATCAGATGGATTGTTTGACGCAATTACTTTTTCACTTGCTTTTATCTCGTCAAGTACACTTTTTAGTGATTTACCTTCTGCTATAGCTTTAGTAAACTTATCTTTTTCTTCATTGGTTCTAGGATCTAATGCTGGAGATTGCCCGGGTGTACGATCAAATACACTTGCACCTGCTACTTTAGGGACAGTAGGAACAACTGGTTTATTCTCAGGTAATTTTACTGGAGGTTCTGCTATTGGAGTTACAGTTGTAGCTTTTTCTTTTTTACCAAATAATCCTGCATCTTTAGCTGCTAAAGTAGCATCAAATGCTACACTCGCTGCTGTTCCAGGTCCTGGAAAAGTCGACGCAGCACCACTGGCAAATTCTAATCCTGCACCAGCCCAATCACCTTCCATTGCACGTTGGCCAGCAAGTCCTAACCCAACTAAGAATCCAATACCTGGAAGCTTCTTAAGTATACTCTTACCAATGGATTTAGCACCTAATGTAGCTGCTTCTTTAGCTGCTAGTTTAGCACCATCTTTAGCAAGTACTTCTGTACCTTCTTTGGCTAATGTAGATGCGGCAGTGGCTGCTGGTTTAGCTGCTGCTTCTGCTACTTTTGCAACAGGCTTAACCGCTTCAGTAGCAGCGGTAGTTGCAGCAGGTTTAACTACTTCTGCGCCAGCTACTTTAGTTCCAGCTGCAATATCTTTAAGACTTTCTACCAATCCACCTATATTGCCTTCAAGAGCAGCAGTAACAGCTGATGCGCCAGCCATTAATGAATTAGATTTCTCCAGTACCGGTCCAGCCATGGCCGCAGCACTGTTTAATACTGCTCCAAACTTTCCTTTAATTCCTGGTTTAGTTGTGGGTTTAGAACCTCCAGGAGTATGATTTTCAGTATTTGTGCTGCTTGGTGCACCAGTTTTATTTTTTAAA